CCGCTACTGCCTTCTTAAGAGTATCCGCCATTTCGACAAGGCCAAGACCAAAAGCGTCAATCAAGAATCCAAGTCGTCTAGCTCCTGAGGATTGGTCACCGGATGCCCCTGCTAAAGTAAAGAGTGCCTTGCCAGCATTCTCTTGCAGGTTATTCCAGGCTAGTGAAACGATACCCAGTTGCCCCGCGTAGCTGGTCAGGTAAGCCGCGCTTGAACCTGTGAACTTGCTATTGAGAATATCCTGGAGTTCTGCAAAGTCTTTTGTTTCAAGTTGAGCCTGTGTTAATCCAAGAGAATACTTACGAAGGGAACGAGTCTGTCCGTAATACGCTTTCGCCAAGTCTTCTGAGACTGTACTGAGTGACTCAGTTGAACCGCGTGAAACTTCTATCGCTGTGTTAAGAATTGATTGAGACTGAGCAATTGAGCCGGTTTGCTGCAAAAGTCTCTGAAAGGCCGGGCGAAGCTCGTCGTCCGCAACCTTAGTAGTGCGCTCAAGATTTGAGATGTAGTCAGTTATGTAAGGGTTAGCAAACTCAAGCCCTAGATTCTTGACCGCTACTGTGAGCTTAGTGGCTGCCGCTTCATCTGCCACGAATGCGTTTAAGGATGTTTTAGCAAAGCGTCCGATTGCCACTGTTCCCAGGCTTATGCCAATGCCGCGACCTAGCTTGGCAACTTGCTTCTCTAGTCTCTGAGCGGCTGTAGTGGCTTGCTTAAAGGCTGCCTTGCCTGTGAATTCTGCCGCAATATTAATCGCTACGTTACTCATGCGGCTCTCCTAATATCTACCATTTCGGTACGTTTGTTAAATTTAGCAGTGGTCGTTTCAATCGCTCTAAATACAGAAGCGTTAGCTTTACCCTGGGTCTTAGCCCAGGCTCTAAAAATCAAACGTCCTGTGTTTTTCTTTGAGCCATAGAGCTGGCCTAGATTAGAGATGAACTGGTTGCCCGCGTAGCGATTGACTGAGCGAGAGACTCCTTTGGAAGTACCGCCCGCGCTAGGGCCGACCCAATCCTGTCCCTGTCCATTCTTGCGTCCGGCTGTTTCGTAGATAGCTCCGGCAGCTGATTTGTTTTGAATGCGAATTGTGTTAACGAATCCTCGAGCGTTTGGCTTGCTTGGAGTTGTCTTGTAAATGATGCCGCGCTTAATCTCCGAAGCATCATAAATAGGGAATGTCCCCTTGCGAAACATTGAAGTTCCGCTTGTGATTGTGCGGCTCTGAGATGAACGCCAACCTCTCATTGGAGATTGCGAAGGGACATAACCGCGGGCAGTGCCAACAATAGGCTTAAGTACAACGCCAAGCTCTCTAGTTAATTCCTTAGCCAAGTCCGGGGCATACTCGTTCAACGCTTTACGAAGTGCGACCGCGCCGACCACTTCTGTAGGCATTTTCCCGCTCCTTCGCTAAGTCTTTCAATACTTCCATGTGCGCCTTAAAATCCATCGGTGAGAGTTCAATGATGGAGCTGAGCGGCACTCCGTACTCATAGCTTAGGCGCGCTGCTAAGTACGATATTGAGTGCCGGTCAACTACAAAGGGTCAGACTCTAAGACCTCAACTGACTTGAGTGTCTCAAGAAACCCCTCACCAAATGGCTTTACTGTCTTTCCGCTTCTACGGATGGCTTCAAAAGCCAAAAAATAGACGTCCGACTGCTTTTGGTCTTCAATCATCGCTTTCATGAATCCCTTTTTTACATGCTGCTCAAAGCTCCATTCAAGCAAAGGAGTGATTTCGTACTCTTCCACTTGTCCGTCAGTCATTGTAACTTTTAACTTTGCCATTCTTTTAGCCCTTTCGTTTTGTTACCAAGTACCGGTTGATGCCTTGGTTGGAACTGACTGGCATGGAAACGTCACGCTCATTGTCTTGATGTCTCCTGTAGCTCCGTTAATTGGCTGAATGCCGTTAACAAAAACTGTGCCTGAGTATAGAATGTTCTCAGTTCCGACAGCCACTGAATCATCCTGAATTGCCTTGAAGTACGCTGTAGTTCCTACAAGGCTGTTGAGCGTCTGTAAGCTTGCAGATGTTACGGGGTCGATGAGCAGGTCGATGGTCAGTGAACCTGAATACAGCCCTGCCACTACCTTGTGAGATGAATCGCCCATGGCTGTAACTTCCAGGGTATCGTATGTGTCGTCGAATGAGAAGGATGTAACCCAATCACTCAAGTCGATGTTTGCTGGTGAAGATGAGCCAATCTTAAAGCCCACCTTATTGTTCATGCCTACTGCCATTTATTATTCCTCATCTTTCTTTGTGGATGGCTTTGTTTTTGTCTCTTCTGTCACTTGGCCAATCTTAATCAAGAATGCCAAATCCTCGTCTTTTTCTACTGACATGCTAGCTCCATTCCGTAAAAATGCTCAAAGCAATATCGCATGTGAGCAAATCGCCTGTTTGTGATTCATACACCGATGGGATACTGACTGACCCAATTCGGAATTTTAAAGATGATGCAGCAATCTTTGTCATCACTGCAACAATCATGTCCTCGAGCCCTGCAAGATTTCCCTGGTTATCCATGAGCGGCACAAAGAGGGCCAAGCGAAAGTTTGCCATTGGGGCAATCGAAATTTCTTGGTTATTTGTCGGGGAAATGTAAGGGTCTGCCGGATTGATTGTGACGCTGTTGGCAATTGGCGTCGCTGGAGGAAAACTAAAAATGCTGTATTTAGTGTTATCAACTAGAGCAGTTGCGATGGTTGTGCGCAGTGTGGTGATGGCTGCCATTTAGCCCACCATAGAGCGGGGGTCTAAAAATGGCGCAATGAGGCCGCGAACTCTTGCCACCAATGTGTTACTCATTGTAAAAGGATTTGGAGTGAAGCCATCAACAGATGAACCTGAGCCGGTTGGGGCTTGGCGCGCTTGCCAAATTGCTTCTGAGATTAACAATGCAGCTGTCTGCACCGATGGGACTGTTGTGTAATCAACATAGGTTTCCGCTGCGACCTTGCCATAAGGATTGATTGGGTGAAATGGGGTAACCGCATTATTGTTTCCACTAATAGCATAAGTAATAGTTTTTTCACCAACTTCGGTGATGGTTTTATTTCCGTTATGTTTTGAGCCTGAACCAGTTATTACAACTGATTCACCAATATAAAAAACGTCATTTACATAGTCGTCGAAATAAGAAGTGCCTGTGTGGGCTGTATTGCTATGACCAATGATTGAGGTCGTGTTAGTCCATAGAAAAGGTAACAACACATTGTCAGCGGCATCGCACACTTCTTGAAGCGTCGCGTCACTATACAAAGTCCCGACGCCTAATGCACTTCTAAGCTCTGCGACTGTTGTCAATGCCATTTGTTATCCTTTCTAAAGACTGGGAGGACTACAAGGGCTCGAGTAGCCCTCCCAGCGACTTAGGTAACTGCTATTAAGCAGTCATGTTGAAGCGGCGAACGCCCTTGCCTGACTTGCCAACATAAATTGCGAGATAGCCATAAAGTGCAATCTCAAGTTCTCCCGAAGTTAAAATATTCAGACGGAGTTGTGTTTGTGGGGATTCCCAAACATAGACAGAACCAGGAGCAACGAGGAACGCTGACTCGTCAATGATTCCTGATGTTGTGATGTTGTGGTCCACAATTAAATCAGTTCCAAGGATGTTTCCACGAACGCTTGAAGCAACTGCAGTTCCTGATGCGTTCTGTGTTGCGCCTTGTGCTGAATAAAGTGCGCGACCTGTTGTGTCTGCGTATCCTGTGATAGCAGCCCACTGGTCTGTTGAAGCAACAAGCTTGTTAGCGAAATCGCCGCCAGTTCCCTTGTACGCTTTAGCGCCTTCTACAGAGATGAATGACTGGAGTCCTGCTGCTGTTGTAGCAACTGAAGTTGCCTGTGTTCCGTCTGCTGTAAACGCAGCGATAAGAGCCTTATCTGTTGCTGCTTCGTATGCCTTGCGGAGTTCTGCCATTAGGAGTTCCATGAACGCAGGTGAGCTGCGGTCTATTAGCTCCCAAGATACTCGGTTAAGTCCGGCGAACTTGTTGACTGAAACTGTGTCATAAGCAGAGGTCATGCCTGTGTCTGTGACTGATGCACCTTCATTAACGTCTGCAACTGCTGGAGCTGTGTCTGCTGATGAAGCTTGGGTATAAAGGCGAGGGACTGTAAATGACATTCCACTCTCAACTAGAGACTGACGTGTAACTGCATCAAACGCAGGGCGACCACTAAAGGTGTCTGTGATGAATGAGTTGAGGTGCTGTGGCAAAGTCAGACCAGTGTTGGTTGAAGTAGAATCATCTGCTGCGCGAACTACGCGGCGAGCTTCATCGTCTCCAAGTGCTGATTTGATTGATGCTTCAAGATATTGCGCTGATGAAATTGGAGCAGTGCGCTCCTTTGTGTAATGTGATGCTGCAACTGTTGGGCGAGCAGCTTCTACAGATGCCGCCTCTACTGCTGGAGCTTCGACCTGTGTTGTGGTTTCTTCCACTTCAACTGTCTCGCTTTCTGTTGGTTGGGTTTCTTCTACTGGGGTTGATTCCTCAGCAGAAATTTTTAGCACCTGCGCAGATTTGAACGCCGGCTCTGTCACAAGACTGACCTCCTTGAGAGAAGCCTGTGAAACTAATGTGTAACCATCGCGTGATGGTTTTGATGCGATTACTTCTGCACCGATTGACAGCCCTGAAACCAATCCTTCGCTTGCCATAATCATGGCGTCTGAACCTGCCTGTGAGCGGCTCAACTTAAAGGTTGCATAAATGCCGTCTGCGCGAGTTTCAGCTGAGACCATGCGGCCTACTGGCTTCTTCATGTCATGTTGTGATAAAAGCTTTATCTTGGTTGGGTCTGCAATCTCGATTGAACCAGCTTCAAAGACAACGCCGCCAAGATTGGTGTGACCCACTTCACCTGTACCAAGAGGGACAATCTTGCCGGAAATTTCGCGCTTTTCTTCGTTGCATTCAATTGATGCAGCTTCAATGTATAGGGTTTCCATTAGCTTATTCCTTCGCTTCCATTAGGAGTTAAATCCGTCATTTCCATAGCCTGTTCAGTTGTAACGAGTCCGAGAGCAAGGAGCTTCTCAATTACTTGGAGTTCAACGAGTGGGTCTTGCTTTAGGAATGTGTCATAAACCGCAAAACGAACTTCGTGTCCAGTTGTTGAAATGTCATCCATTGAAAGACGAGTCTGAATCGCCTGAATGTAGGGCTCGATGCTTAGAGCAAAAAATTGTTTTCTTTCGTCTTGCACGTTTGAATAGGTCATTGTTGTATTTTGGTCCGCGCTTAGCATGTAGGCCGGAACGTTGCACAATCTTGCAATTTGCGTACTCAATGTTTGTATCGCGTCGTTATACATCATATCCTTCGGTGAGAATGCAACCGGAGAATAATCGAGAGTAGAAGTCAAAAATGCAGTTGAGTTATTTTGACGAGCGCGTTTCCAAGCTTGAATCAATCCCTGGACTTCTGCAGGTGGAAGGTCTGCGCCTGAATTTTTTAGGAAACCAGCAGGTTGCGGATTAGCAGAATTTTGTGCAGCTGCTCTTTCAACGTCGATTGCAGCTTGGATAGTACGTCCACCGCGTTCGAGAATTCCCTCATCAAATCCTTGAATGGTGACAATATCATTCATTGAAATTGGAGAAGCGTCAACATAGTATTGGGTAACCATGATGCCCTCTAAATCTGTAGTGAATGTAACTCTTGCGTTAGCAATCCACTCGAATGATGCTGGTCTTCCGTCTTCGGCATAGCGCTCGGTAATTCTTAGATAACTGACGCCGTACATGAGGAGACTGTCAACAATCCATGTCAACGTGACAAATGATGGTTGATTCTTTGAAAGTTGTGTAATCCAACGTGGCGGTGCAATTACTTCGCCTGTTTTCTTATTGTAATACTCGAGAGGGATGCTTGCCACTGTCCCGGTGATTAAGTTTCTAGCGCGAGCCACCGAAGGGCAGCTCATTGCATCCTTGCGAGAAACGCGCAAAGCAATTGAATTGTAAATTGAAGGGAAATTTTCTCCCATTACTTGAGGAGCGGCTTGCGCTTCAACAACTTGCGGCTTACGCGAAAAGAGACCCATAGACTGTAATTATACAGCACACATGCGTCATTCGGTGTATATGGCGGCAGTCTGTTGCGGTTGCATAAGTTTCGACACAATCATTGCAATGCTGATTGGCGCGCTAATGTCTCCGGCTGATTTGCGCTTGATGATTCTCCACGCTGAATCCGAAACTTTTGCAGCTACGTTTTCAAACTGCTCAATCAAAGCTCTCTGACCATTGTGAACCATTCTTTGATTGACTACAGCGTCCAAGAGGTCGCCACAAGCTCTGTAGAACTGTTGACCGCTGCAATCCTCCACCACTTGTCCGGCATTGGATAACCTATCCGCAATAGATTGGGTGGCGTACTTGTCGAAGAGAATCTGACGCGGGCGGTACAAATCGCACCATCCTTTTATCTCAGCTGCGACCTTGAGGTCATCGATTGCCACTTGCGACTCCCAGGATTGCAAGATGCCTACGCCAATGCGCCCATCCGGAAGGATTTGCGCTGCGCAAAGACTTGCGTGGCGTTTGCTAGGGCTTACGTCAAAACCAAACACTGTGTAACCGCCTGGATTAATCTCCAACGTCGAATCTGAGCAATCTTCAATCGAACCCGGTGGGAATGGTGATTGCAAACTGGAAACCCATAAACACAATAGCTCCGTCATGATGCTCTCATGGCTAGAGGTCGAGATGCTTTCTTCAATGGCTTCTTTACTCACGAAATGGCCTAGTGCTGGATTGGCACAAGCTACGCCTTCCCAAAATGCTTTGCTGTTGAGGTCAATCTTGAGCATCGTTGGGGCTGAATATTCGTAATAGCCAAAGGTCTTAGGCATGTTCTCGTAAGCCCTTGTTTTCAGTTCATTAAGCGGCTCGGAAAAAGCATCACCGGCATTGCTAGTCCAAAAGGTCTGACCATCGGTAGCTCTCGTCGTTGGTGTGATAGCAGTGAACGCTTCATTCGACCACTCGCGTAGCTCATCGCCCCAGGTGAAATGACTTGTACGTCCGCGGCTGCCATCCCTAGTCGCAGCCACTACGTCCAGGCGACCACCGCCGAACTCAGGCAGTAGCTCAATTGACTCAGTGCCATTGGCATAACGGATTGCTTTAATTTGGCAGTTAAGCCATTCGTTACCCTCAATCAAATAGGCCATTTCTCGGAATGAGACCAAGGCCATCGCTCTATTTGAGGAAGCTATCAATATGCGATTGCTCTTAAATAGGAACAAATGAGCTAGGCACATAATTCGACCTAAATGCGACTTTCCGGACTGCCTGGCTACTAACAGCAACCCGGTGCGTCGGATGAACTTGGATTTGCCATCAATTGCAAAAAAATCCTTGACGATTAGCTCTTGCCAGGGCATAAGTGGTTGCCCGAGCTTTTTAGCGAACTCGATTACCTCATCGCCGCGGGTTTTGCCTTTGAGAAGTGGGCTGTGAACCCTTGGCTTGATTGACCCCCTGATGGCTTTGATTGTCTTGGCTGGCATCGGGTCAGTTCGTCACTGGTTTGGACTGAAACGGACTGTCCTGGTGAATTTTTGACTGTGTTGGGGAGGGATTGCCAGGAAAGACAAGGGGGTCCC